AATTACAGGTGGAACGAAGAAAAATCCATTTTTAGTTGGAGAATTGCAACAATATTCGTATCTTTGTACTCAATTAGAAAAAGGGCAGAAACTAATGGGTGCTGTTGGTAGCACAGATTTTTTTACAGATGCCTCAGAGTGGTTTTGGAATGGAAACGGTGATGCCAGACAGGCTTATGCAGCCAGAACATACCTTACTGCTGTTACACAGAGAAGAAACCTCTTACTCAATCTAAACTCTACTGCACACGTAGCTGTCAATTTGACAAAAGAACTGACACAATTACCGGAAAATAAGATTTTGGTATTTAGTGAAATGACTTTACAGATTGATAAAATATGTAAGCATACAGTACACAGTAAGAATAAACAGGAAGAAAATGATCTCGATTTACTCAGGTTCAATAATGGGGATATTAAAGTTCTTGGTTCTTGCTACTCATTAACATTAGGTCTTAATATGAAGTCTGCTAATACAGCAATATTTGAATCATTTCAAAGTTCAAAAACTAAAAGTAAGCAGAGAATAGGCAGATTACATAGATTACCTACTGAAGAAATAGCCACTATATATGTTATACGTGTGAAAGATACACAGTCAGAAAAGTGGTTTGATACAATAATTGAAAGGTCTAAAATATCCGAAGTCAGAGATTCAAAACAATACTTAATATGATGTATGGACAAGGACAGAGAAGATTTATTAGACTTAAGTATAGGTATAGTGGAGATGGAGCTTGGAAGAAGAATACCTTACGAAGAGCTCTATCCTCTACTAGACTATTACTTTGGAAGTCTACGATTCACAATGGATGAAATAATGGAACATTCATTTGTAGGAATTGATGAAGAAGATGCTAAGCTAATACTTAAAAATTCTGGAAATGACTAATATAGTAATAGACTTAAGTAAGCTTGTTACTAGTGATTTAACAGTATATGAATATTGTTTAGCCTATCTTATCTATCATAAAGATGAAAACGGAATTGTATTGCTAATGGCAGCATTACATGAAGAATTTACAATACCACCAATTACAGCATTGGAGCAGAAGGAATACATTATAGTTACAGATTCTACTAAACTTAGTGGATATGAAGCCAGACAAAAGCTCAATGAACTATTTATAGAAACAACAGTAAAAGAAAAGATTGAAGATATTGATAGGTTTGTACAGGATTTCAGATTACTGTTTAAAGCTACTAAAAAGCCGGGAGCAATGGGTGATCCTAATGCTTGCAAAGAGAAGTTGATACGCTTCTTAAAAAAGTATCCTAAATATAGCAAAGAACAGATTATGAATGCTGCTAAGACATATATAATGTCTCAAGGTAGAGATAACTATAGATTCTTGCAGCAAGCAGATTATTTTATTTCAAAACAAGAACAAACAAGCAGAATAGAAAGATCAAGACTACTTACATTACTTGAGGAAGGTACTCAAGGTGTATTACCATTAGATAGTGGTATTGTTTCTGATAATGATTATACTCAAATGGGTTAATATGAGACATTATCAACAAGCTTTAGAAGTTATAGACGATGGTAGACTTGGTAAGAATGAAGGTCTATTTCATGGATTATCTAGAGCAACTAGGTATTTACCTAATATTCAGAAAGGAAACATTTATTTAATTGGTGGTATTAGTGGTTCAGGAAAGAGTGCATTAGGCATGGATATGTTTGTATATAATGCCTATGATGATTACATGACAAAAAGAGACAGAGTTAAACTTAAGATATTTATATTCTCTATTGAAATCAGTCCAGAAATATTAATTGCTAAAGGTATTTGCCGTAGAATCTATAAAGATCATGGTATATTAGTTGATTTGAACTATATACTATCTAGAGGTACTAAGAGAATTGACGATCATATTTATAGGTTAATACGGCAATATGAACCTTACTTTGAAGAGTTTGAGGATAGAGTTATTATTAACGGACAGGAGAATCCTACAGGTATAAGAAATACAGTATATACTTATTTAAAGAATCATGGAGTACGTAAAATGAAGGTTATTACCATAAAACATAAAGATGGTAGTACAGAAACTCTTGAAGCGTTTGACAGATATATACCAGATGATGAAGGACAGCATGTTATTTTGATGATAGATCATCTTAATATTATGAGGTCTGAAAGACGTGAAGGTATAGTACAAAGCAAGAAGCAGAATATTGATAAAATGATGGAGTATTCTTTAGACTTTGCTAGAGATTACAAAGTAACTGTTGTACCTATCCAACAACTTAACAGGAATATTGAGAATGTAGATAGGATGAAAATGTCATCTGTCGATCCACAGAAAAGTGATTTTAAGGAGTCGTCAGACTCTACAGATGCATCACATTATATACTCGGTTTATGCTATCCTCAAGCATGGAGTATTAATGAATACAGAAGATACAGAATTGATGAACTTGGTAATAGGTTCAGAGGAGTTAAGATATTAAAAAACAGAGATGGAGATGCAGATATAGTATTTGGCACAAAATTCATAGGTGAAGTAGGAGTATTTGAAGAGTTACCACCTTCTGTACCTAGATTTCCCGGTGATACAATGCCATTAATGACTGACAAGGATTATCAGAATATTAAAAAACTCACTAAATACTATAAGGAATAATGGAACTAATAACAACTCCAATACCAGTAATTCCACATAATCTAAGGAGGATTGTTTTATATGCAGCTCCGAAGATAGGAAAAACAACGTTTTGCTCTATGTTAGCAGGAAATTGTCTACTTGATCTTGAAGATGGAAGTGATGATGTAGCTATGATTAAATATAAGGTACATTCATTTGCTGATATTACAGAGGTTAGTAGCCTAATTATTAAAGCTAACTATCCATATAAATATATTACAATAGACACTATCACCGAATTAGAGAATTGGTGTGAACAAGATGCTACACAAATGTATATGGACTCAGTTATAGGTAAAAACTTTAACAGAGATGATAGTGGTATGCTTCTACCAAAGGGTAAACAAGATAGTGTATTAACATTAACACAAGGTGGTGGATATATGTGGTTAAGAAAAAGCTATAACAAATGGCTTGCTAGACTTAATACACTAGCTCCTACTCTTATACTCATATCACATTTAAAAGATAAAGTGTTAGAGAAAAAGGGTAATGAAGTTAGTGCTAAAGATCTAGATTTAACTGGCAAAATAAAATCTATTACTAGTGCACACGCAGATGCAATAGGATACATGTACAGAGCTGGAGACAGTGGTGAGCAGTTAAGGATTAGTTTTCAATCATCAGATACAGTCTTATGTGGTGCTAGACCAGCACATTTAAGAGGAATAGACATCGAAGCTGATTGGAGCAAAATTTTTCTCAATTTATAATTCATTTATTAACTAATTATTAACTAATTCTAACACCTAAAATTATGGCAGTAGAAATTAAGAAATCAGAACTGTTGGCTCTCATCGAAGGAGGCAAGAAACGTAAAGAAGTAGCACAATTCTATGGAATCAGTATGGCTTCTCTCAAGAGGCTCATGAAAGGTGCAAACCTAACTAAGCTGCGTGCTCCTAACAAGGGATTCACCTTTATTGATGATGTCCCTGAAGCTCCTGTAGCTCCGGCTCCTGCTGCACAGTAATATGTGCAACTTAAAACCAAGTAATACTAATTATTAACTATTAAATTACGAATTATGGCTGTACATGGAAATGCAGGAAAAGTAGAAATTGTAAAAGACTTGGTTCTTCTAACAGGTATTGTTTCTGCAAAAGTCTTAGCCATTAATCCCACATTACAAGAGCTGAATGATGATCTTGGATTTAACTTTGAGAAAGAAGTTAATTACACAGATGAGACTTCAGAAGGACAGAAAAGAGTGAGGATTGATGTATGGATTAATGCAAAAGGTAAATACTTTAACACAGAGGGGCTAGAGAAAGTAGCTGATCTGAAAACTAAAGTTACATTTTTCATCACAGATAGACCTAAATCAGATAGAGGATTAACAAAATCCTGCTATATTAATGATTTTGGTCAACTGTGTTGGGCAGTTGGTGATGCTGAACCTACAGAATCATGGTATTTAGCACAGGGATCAAGGGTGTGTATTGACGGAGAAGATTTGTTAACCACATTCATTAAGAACTGGGTTAATGCTAAGAAAACTGATACTGTATCAGTAAATGTCAAGAATCTGCTTAATGGAAACTTTAAGGAGCTTACTGATCTTGTTACTCCTTTTGCAGAAACACCTGTAAAGGTTATGTTAACTGTGACTAAGAGTAAAAAGGATGGTAAGTATTATCAGACGGTTTACAACAAGTTTTCTGCAAGATGGAACATTACTTCAATAGTAACATGGCAAAAACATATTACTGGCGATAAGAGTAATATCCCTGTAAAAGCAAGTGAAGGAAAATGGTCATACAAGCTGGAAGAATTTGTTCCATCTAGTAGCAATTTAACTCCTGATGCACTACCTAAACAGTCTCCAGAGATGGATAAAGAAGCTGACGTGTGGGTTAAATAATAGTCTATATGATACAAGGTCATAAAGCCATAACAAAAGAGATGATATTATCTGTTAGATCAGAGGAAGATTTATTCAGATTATATTGTCCACCGTTTGAAAAGTTGGACACAGCCTTTTGTTCTGAGTTGAGACATGACAGCAATCCCAGTTGCAGGATAACTGATCTAGGGTCTGGTTTACGTTATAAAGACTTTGGAACAGCTATTCCTGCAACTGACATCTGGGGATATGTGCAATTAAAATACAATTTAGATTATACTGATGCTTTAGCAAAAATTGCAGTCGATCTGCAAATTACTAATTTTTCTATACCTGTAGAACACTCTACTGTTAAATCTAACCAAACAACACCAAGTAAAACAAATAATAAATCAAAACCTATTATCTTAATAAAGAGACGTGAATGGTTAATGAGAGATAAAGAGTTTTGGTATAATAGGTATTTTATTACTAGGAAACTGTTAGAGGATTATAAAGTAGAACCTATTACTAGGTATTGGATTATTAAAGATGGGGAAGAAATATCATTTGAAACAGATAGGTTAGCCTATTGTTACAATTATTACTATCACAACAATATTTTCTTACGAAAAATCTATCAACCATTAAGGCACATTAAAAACTATAAGTGGGTATCTAATATTGATACAACAATAGTACAGGGTATAGATGTTATACCTAAAACTGCTGATATATTAATAATAGCATCATCACTAAAAGATACAATGTGTTGGAATTTACTAGGCTATCCTGCTGTTGCTCCTAATAATGAAGCATCATGGATTCCCAGTACAGTATGGGATAAGTTTGAAAAAAGATATAAGTATAAAGTTATATTTTTTGATAATGATAAAGCAGGTATTGAAAATGCTAGTAAGTTCTCATCTTTATATAATGTTCCTTATAAACATATACCGTTACAGTATAATACAAAAAACATAAGTGATTATATTGAACAGTATAAAACACTTTATTCGGCTAAATCGTTAGTGCATGAAGTTTTCAATTCACAATAACAGTTAACCTTAGTACTAATCTCAAATTCAAACAAACAATGAATGTAACAATCGTAAGTTCAAAACTGAACGCCCCTAAAGCAATTACGAGTTCAGCAACAACATGGGGAGAACTCAAGAGTGATCTTAAAAAGAATGGTATTGAATATGGCAACATGGCTGCTGTACTCAAAGATACCAGACAGAACATGGAGTTGGATGATGCTAAATTGCCGGAAGGTGATTTCACCATGTTTCTGCTTGCCAAAAAGATCAAGTCAGGTATGCCTGTAAAAAAGGCTGTAAAGAAAGTGGTGAAGAAAACCCCGGTGAAAAAGGCAGTTGTAAAGAAAGCTATTGCCAAAAAGCCTGCTGCAAAGAAAGCCCCTGTTAAGAAAGCTGCTCCTGTAAAGGAAGATAACTCAGCAGAACTGATGCAGGAAGCAAAAGAACTTCAGAGGCACTTCAGCTAAGAAGTTATTCATTTACCGGGTGAAATAATAGGGGAAGGATTATTAGTTTAATCTAACCCCTATTATTTTGCTAACAAACTAATTAATACTAAGCTTTATGGTAGAAACAGCACAACCTATACAAGTAGAAGAAGTCTTTGACTTTGATGAAGAAGAATTTGCTCGTTTATCAAGTATGATAGTTAGTGAGCAACCTGCATCTGATATTACACCAGATAATCCTATTATATCAGAGCAAGATCATACAGCTTATATGAACAAGTTTGGATGGGATTTATCAACATTCGAG